TGTTTGGCATCCTGATGATGAAATTATTGGAAAACCTTTTCTTTCTGAGCCAATTAGAGATGTAGCTATGGCTTTATTTAAAGAAATGGGTGAGTTAAAAATTGACTTAGGACTTTAAATGACTGCACAACGCATAAGTACAATATTAACTGCTATGGTTACTATGATAAGGGATACTTTTCCTGAAACATATAAACGAGTAACTGATGGACCCGTAGTTATAAGTGCTATTGGTGCAGATGATGTACCACTTATTTATATCATGGAATTTGGCGGTCCTATACATCATTTTGTTACTAGTACTAAAGACCCTGAATTAAGGTTATTATTAAGGCATGTATATAATGATGCTAATAATAATGGTCGGGATCGTATGGAAGATTTAGGTGATATGTTTGCTGCAGATCCATATATTAATGCTACTTGCTTATATGCTTTAGTAATATCCAATGAACCGCCATATATTTGGCCAGAAGAAGGTTCATTTAATATAAGAGATATGTATATTAAATGCCGATACAGGCGTGATTTCTAGAGGTGAATAATTATGACTGCTCCACATGTAACTCCTTTAACAAAAGTTGGTTGGGGCTCAGCCATTGCTCGGGTAACTGACTTTGGTTTTACGATACCCCAGATAGAAGTACTTGATAATTTAGACCAATTACCCATGGGTAATAGAGATAAACCACGCGCAGGCGTAATTTACTCTAAGATGAAATTTTCTACTCAAATTGGTGGTTCAGGTGTAGCCGGGCCACCATTAACTGAACCATTTGATCAATTGCTATGGAAAGCATGTGCTATGGCTGAAAGTGCTGTAGGTGGTGGTGGTTCAGAAACTTCATGGATTTATACTGTCGATCATACACTATTAGGTGCTGGGAATACGCCAGTAGATTTAATAAGTTCCATTGGTAATTTATACAAAGATTTTTGTAGTAATGCCATAGGTGATTTTGAAATAATCTTAATGCCAGGTGAACCTGCTAAAATAAATTGGGATTTTGATGGCACATTTACTGCTCCATCTGAGACAGCTATTTCTGATTCATTAGGTACAACTGCTACTCCAGTAGTTTGTGCAGGATTAACTATTACAATTGGTGGTGTTGCATTAAAATTGAGAAAAGTGTCTATTAAATCTAATAATAATAAGTTATCACCAAGAAAAACACTTTCAGGCACTAATGCTGCTGACAGCCCCCTGTTGACAAATGCCGCACCTACATTTGAGATTGAAGCAGAACAATCAGCAATAGCTACATATAATCCAGTTACTAGAATGACAGCTGAAACTAAAACTACTTTAGCTGCTGTTCTTGGTAGTACTCTTGGTAATACATGCACTATTGGTATGGATGCGTTTCCTGATATGGGGCCAGATTTTAATGACAGTGATGAACTTCTTGGTTTTGCCCAGAAATATAGGCAGTCTTATGATTCTGGTGATACCATGTTGAATATTGCATATACATAATATTGAGGTGTAATATGAATAAGTCGGCATCAATATTTTTATTATTAGTATTTTTAACTTTGTTAACTATGCCATTAATGGCTAATAGGGTTTTACAAGATGACTCACTTATACCTATGAATAAAGGTGTAGGTATAACAACGCCTCATCATGAGGTGCATGAAGGTGATTCATATATTTCTGGGCATTATATTGATGATCTTGCTGATACAGCGGCATTAGATTTGTTAATAGTAACTGGACTTAAGGAAATTCATTTAACATTTGATGTATCGACCGAAGGTCTAGCTACAGTATTATTTTATGAAGGTACAACTGTTAGTGCTGCGGGTACAGGACTAGCTGAAATTAATAGAGATAGGACATCATCAAATACGGCATTAACCACTGTTACTCACACGCCAACGGTTTCTGGTGTTGGTACAGTATTAATACCAGAACAATTAATTCCAGGTGGTACTGGTAATAAAACTGTTGGTACAAGTAGAGCAGCTGGTTTAGAATTTGTATTAGATGTATCTACTACGCATTTACTGAGAATAACTAATTTAGGTGGTGCTGTAAAAGATGTTGCTGGTACAATTAATTGGTATGAAGAAACACCATAAATAATGAGTTTAATTC